GGATAATATTCTGTTAATTGCGGAACACCCGGAGGTTCTTTCTTTGCTCCGGGCCTACGCGTACCTAAGGTCCAATTTCTGGTCTTTTGCTGAGGGTTGCCAGACGGCGTACCTGGACTTCGTAGGCCCGGTGCGTCGGCTTCCAGCCTTCTTCTCAGACTGGTTTGGACACGGGTGGCGCATGGAGTCGCGCGCGCGCGTGGTTGAGTACATTACTTACGCCACTGGCGGTAGTTTTGTAGTTACAGCCGCTCGTGTTTCCGCGGCTCTTTCATTTGCGTATCTTGCACATCGTTCTGTGGTTTTCCGTTCTGGCACGCTTCGGTTTGTCGCTTCGGAGGAGGGCTTTGTGCAAGCTCTTGAGCCTTTCGAGGCTGTGCGGTTGACTTTTCGGCAGGCGTGTTTTCTCTTGGCCGGCGTCGCGGTCGTTCTTACCCATCCATTCTTTTGGGTGGCTTGGTCCAGTTTCGTCGCGTTCGTTCCGGCTTACACGTTTGTTCCTGCTCTCGTTGTGGTTCTGTTCAAGTTGTGCTCGTTTCTTTTGGTCACTTTTCGCCTTACCCTTTCACGGTTTTTCGCGTCTCTCGCAGAAACTCTTGGATCGATAGGTATGGTTGCTGTAGTTACTGAGTACTCAACCTCAACACTTCCGTCATTTGACACCGTGCAACTTCCTTTGGTTCACGAGGGTGCTGTCCCTGGATCATCATTGGCTTTGCGTGATGCCACTATGAGTCGCTCAATTGGGCTTTTGTATTATGGCGAGCGTTGGGTTGGTATGTGTGGTAGGGTTGGCAACCGTGTTGTCACGGCAGCCCACCTTTTCCATGTTGACGGTGAGCTTGTTAGCGAGCTTACTGTCGTGCCTGCCCATTCTAAGCCCGGCGACCCCAAGAGGTCTGCTGTGCTACGTTTGTCCGATGCCAAAGTTCTGTGCTCTAAGCCTATTAATAGCGCGGATGAGCACAAATTGTGCGACGTTTTGGTCTGGCGTGTTGCTGATTCATGGCCAGTGCTCAAAAGGGTTCTCTCGGCACCGGCGGTAGGACGTGGTAACGTTTACACTTTCCGTGTGGATGACGCTCTCTCCCCCACCGGGGGTTTGTGCATGCACTCGGGTCCTGTTCGCGCTATCCGTTCTGGTGTGTTGGCTTACCACTCGGACACCCACCACGGTTCTAGTGGTTCTTTGGTTTTCCAATACCGTGGCAGTTCTGTTAGGGCTGTTGCGGTTCACATTGGCCAGTACAATACCCTTAACTTTGGTTATTCTCTGGCGGCCTTCACACTCAATCTCGAGAACAGCAATGTTGATGAGCCGTTGGCTGCGGATCCTGAGCCACAGTATTACTCTGAGGTTCCGGTTTCCGCGGTCGATGGTTTTCGCTCTGCTGTGCCTCGGGTGCGCTTGCGCCAAGTGAAGACTCTCGAGCAGCTCTATCAAGATTTGTATGGCGATCAAGATGTTTCTTGGGCAGACGGGTCTGGGTTTACCTTTGAGTCAACCCCACCACGGTCCCCTGTTAACCGGCGCTGTGAGGCTTACAAGGCTTATTTAGCGACTTTCGATGTCGTTGAAGAACCGAGTGAGTCCTGCGGCGTCGGGCTCTTTGAACTTGTGCGGTCTGGAACTATGGCTCTACCCTTCTCGGGCAGGTCTCGCGCCATCCCAGCCGATGTGCCTGTTTGCGACAGGCTCAACAACATTTGCCCTTATGCTGGCGTTTATCAGTACCCGCCTAAGGATGCTGGTTCTCAGTTTGCGTCTTTGCTCAAGCATAGCTCACTCGCCAAGGGTGGGAGTGTGGATGCGGACCTGCTGAAGAAGGCAATTGAGCGGGTTTCTGAGGAATTGGCCGTAGAGTTCAGTGAATATCCTCTAGTCAGTAGGTGTGCTTCTGGCGAAGGCCATGGGTTTACGGATCCGGCTGACGCTCGTGCATTCTTATTGTCATTGGATCTGAAGCTTGATTCTACTCCTGGCGTCCTCTTCCATAAACGGGGGCATCTTACCAAGGGTGATGTTGTGCAAGAAATGCCCATAGAGTTACTCGACGTCGTTGCGTCCCGCTTGTATCGACTCGCAAATGGTTACGTTGACCTTGATCCTATCAAGGTTTTCATCAAGGAGGAGCCACACAAAATCTCCAAAATCCGTGATGAGCGTTACCGTATCATCTCCTCAATTTCATTGGTTGATGATGTTTGCGAGCGCCTCATTGTTGGCCCCATGAATGCGGCCATTAAGGCGCAGCATCGAGTGTTGCCTGTCCGCGTTGGTATGGGCAACACTGAGCAAGACGTTTCCCCTTTCTTTTCCTATCTTGGTAAGGATGGGTCCGCCAACACAATCGTCACTTCTGACATTTCTGCCCATGACTGGAGTTTGCAGGAGGTCTGGTTCCGGGCATTGTCCGAGGTGCGGGCACGGATTTTTGGACAGAGTATCGCCGGCGATGGAGTGGTGTGTACATCCCATGCAACCCTCTACCACCGGTTGAACATGGCCATTATATCCAGCCCATTTGTGTTGTCTGACGGTGCGGTTTACACTCAGCGAGTTCCTGGCATCCAGAGGTCAGGACGATTCGACACTAGTGTTGGGAACAGCATCATACGTACTTTGGCCCAGTACGTGGCTCGCCCTGACACTATTCGCTCTGTCTCCATGGGCGACGACAACGTGTCGAGTTACCACGGTGAAATAAACAAAGCTAAGCTCATCAGGTCATTTGCGAAGATTGGCTTCTCCATGAAAAATGTAGAGGTCGTTGACGCAAGTAAATCTGTTGTAGAGGTGGAGTTTTGCTCACACCGGTACTCAAGGGTGTCTTCAGGCTCAGTAACACTGTATGCCATTAAACCTGCAAACCCGTCAAAAGCTATGGCTAAGTTTGCTTTCACGGCTAGAGGTCGCCAAATACCAGACAATGTTCGCATTGAGATGGCTAGGTCAGTCTGTAACTTTCTGCAGTCCCCTGGCAATCTGCCGGCATTGGTCGATTATGCGTTTACTGGTCGCAACGACCTTCCTGAGTCAGACTGTGATGACGCGGACATCCCCGGTCTCAAGTATCCTGGCCTAACGTTGCATAGCGCTTCCGGAGGCGCAAAACGTATGGCTAAGAAGAAGAAGAACCCGGTCGCCGTAGCGAAGCAGGTGGTGCGTCCTGCGAAACCTCAGCAGCAGCCGCCCAAGCGGAAAGCTCCTACCATTTCTCTGGTTCGTGAGCCCTCCTCATTTGGGTTCCAGATGGGCCGTTCCTCGTATTCTATGAGGACCGTCTCACCTAATCATGTCCGTGTTACCGGGCATGAAATTTTGGGCGTCGTCAGCTCTTTTACAGGAGCTGCCGGTGAGATAGCGTATGTTTTCGATGCAAACCCCGCGTGTTGGACCACGAGTCGCCTCAGCCTCGTCGCCCGTGCGTGGGAGAAGTATCGTTATAACACCGCTAGGCTGCACTTTGTGCCGGCTGTTGGCACCAATTCAGCGGGGAGTATCGTCTGCGCGGTTGAAACCGATGCGGATGAGAAAATCCCTGGTGGGGATGTCAACGCCATCACCAGGGCTATGAACGGGAGTTTCTCCGTTCTAACCCCTGTTTGGCAATACGCTTGCTCGGAGTACAAAAGGGATCCTGATGACAAGACTTGGTACGTTGCAACTGCTTATGGCAGTGGTAGCCGGGCTGAGTCAACTCAGTTTATCTCCTATGGCGTGACTGATACCAGCCTAACCGGCGCGTTCGGGAGGGTTGTTATTGATTACGACATTGAGTTCTTGTACCCCGAGCTTGAGTTTGTTGATGGAGGGTCCCAGTACACCAGATCCGTCTTGTCGTTCAATTCTGCTGCCATCAATACCCCTGTTCTGGCTTCTATGACGGTGCCTAATGCTCAAATCATTGAGATTCGCAATCTAGGCACCACCATTTTGCAGAGCACATACCAGCGTATCAACGACTATTTTGACTTTGCTCCTGGCAGTGTTGCTTATCTGGCGCTACAGGGAGCATACTGGGTACTTTGTCGCACTTTAGATGCCGCGAAGTCTGGCAATGGGTTGACATGGACCAGCGCTGTTGCGTCCACCATTCCCATTTCTGTCGGGTACCGCGTCATTAAGGGTGTGTATGATGGGGCTTGAGTTTTCAAAACGCACGGGTAGAGCAGTCTTTTGACTGAAAGGGTTCACGCCCCTTCCCTCTTTAGTGGCCGCTAG